TGCTTTTATGGGAGTCGAATCGTAATTTCCATCCTTATATACATAAACACAACCACTATTATTTTCAGTACCAGTACCACTTTGAGTAGAACCGGGTGCCCCAACAGCCAATGTATCTCCCGAAATAGAAACAATATTTCCAAAATAATAATAAGTCAAAGGAACTCCACCCGATGGAGTTCCTACTTTTGTTGGTGTTGAATCGTAATTTCCATCCTTATATACATAAACACAACCACTGCCATTCGAATCCCCAGTACCACTTTGAGTGGTACCCGACGCCCCAACAGCCAATGTATCTCCCGAAATAGCCACACTCTGTCCAAAAAGATAGTTTGTTAGGGGATCTCCGGTCGATGGATATGCAACTTTAACATCGGTTCCAAAACATCCAGTGGGGAGTGTTTTCTTTCCCCATACGGTGGACCCTAAAATTGCAAATAATATAACCAATACAAATAAAGACAGCGTGAGGAACATTTTAATATAAAAAAATATTATTTATCTTTTAATCATTAAAGGATGAAATAACATAAAATGGAGCTTTATGTTGTGCGTAAAAAAGAAAAAGTTATCGGAGTATTTAATGATCTGAGTATTTATTTCTCGGGCATGAAGAATTCAGACTTTCAGAACGGAAAATCATACAAAAATTGTATAATCGAAAAAATCAAACTAAATGAAGTTGCTGTCAAAACAAATCAAATTATTTATAAGGGGAGAAGTTTCACGGTGAATAACATCGATGAACCGTTACCTCTTTTAGAGATTGTTGATACGCGGTTTTTATGAAAAGGATAGATATAATAAAAGGATGTCTATTGTTGATTTTTTGATTCAAAATCAGTATGGTTGTGTAAAGTTTGATAGTAACAAGGATAAATTAACTAAAATTATACCATCGGTTGCTGGAGAAACCGGTGTCTGTATTTTGAGAAATACTCTTTCGGATTTGGAATTGACAAAGAAATATATCTCAGTTGCAGGGGGAAAAGATAAATCAAAAGTCTCACTTATGACCGCGTATGAATTTGTGGAGAATCTGGACAAAAATTTAAATAAGTATTCGTTGTTATTTATTGATGATTTTCAAAAATCAGATTTCTACATGCTAGCAATTATGAATGAATGGTATAAACGATATCATAAGGAATCGGAACGCCTCCCATATCTCCTAATGGGTTCGATTGCTGTGTCCTATCAAAAAATTCCACTTCCACTTAATATTGAAAAAGTGTTGGATTTGAGTTATACATCTTTTAAAATTGTAACCGGGAATGATACCATTGTCGATGAAAATACAATTATCGTTGAACATTCAAAAAAGAATTATGCTCTAGGGAGTGATGAGTTATATGAAAACTTAATGGACATTATACAGGAAGAAGTAAAACATTATGAGAGTGGAAATCGGGCGATTGTTTATCTTCCAAACGAGGAAAAAATGAAATTAGTTGGAGATGGACTTGAAAAAAGACTTTCTAAAAAGATAATTATCATTCAACTTTTACCAGATTCAAAAGTTAGTTCTCCATACCGAGAAGGAGATGAATCTATTATAATTATACTTACTCTCGACTATACTAGATTAGGAATCTATTTTCCTCAAATTAAGACGGTATTTGATAGTGGCGAGGCGACGCGAATATACAATACACGAACAGGAGGACAGGGTCAATTTCTGAAGAAGATTGATCGAGAGGAATTAGAATTACGTCGAGAATCCTATATGCCAAAAAAATATATCATTATGATCCCAGTTGAATCTATTAAAAATTTAAGAAAAAATACAATTCCAATATCATATCGAATTAATCTCGCGCCACATATATTACATCTGATTAGACACAATATTACTGATTTGAGCTGGTTTAATCAAAAACACGCTATTCTTGACTTGGAAAAGACTGGTGCAATTGATGTTGATATGGGAATAACTGAATTTGGATTATATGCATCTGGTCTGTTCGAGGAAGGTTTTGATCTCAATATTTATCACACTCATCTATTGTATATGTCTGAAAAGGAATATATGTTCCCGGTGATTGTATTAGTTTCTCTCTTCCAAAATAAAACCGGAAAGTATTTTCATTCTGGTATGGAAGAAACTTTTCAAAATATCTATTATTCACTCTCAAAAGAATCTTCACCCTTTGCCGATAACATTAATAATGAAATGTTAGAGAATATGCTTGAAATGATTGATAGATTATGTGACGTACTTGATGTTGAAAAAAGAATCTACAATCCAAAATTAGCCTGGAATAAGATTAGAAAATATATAGATAAGGTATATAATTCTAAGTTGTGTCGTTATGAAGGAGGAGAATATAAAAATGGTTCTGGAGAAAGAATGAGAATTTACGGAAAACGTATTGAGGGAAACATTTCTAAAATTATTCTTCCGATATCAACTTTTAAGAATGAAAAAGGAGAGTGTTTTACTGATTTTTATGTATGTATGAAGCCCTTCTCTTGAAATTTTATATATAAATATATAAAAAATGGATTATATTCCTCACTTCCTCACTTCCTCACTTCTTTGATGGAGCGAGGCCACGAGCCACGAGGTCGAAAACGTACCAATCTGAATGGACTGGCTTCTTCTTCTTTCCCTCCTTCTTCTTTCCCTTCTCACCATCTGGAGAGCACAGCTTGCAAACCTTGCTCTCTCCCACGCTATTGTCCTTGACCAGCGGCCGAGTGCATATAGAGCACCAGCCACATGCCTTCCAGCCCCGCTCCTTGCGCATCTCCTTGACCTGCTCCCTCAAAACCTTGTGATTTTGACACTTTGGATCGTCAAGAAGAGTGTTGACATACGCTCCGAGTTGACGGGTGAGCGGGGTTGGTTCAGGCTTTTCGCCGGCGCGAAGCTTGCGCTTTCTCTCGGCTTCGCGATCAGCCTCGCGCTCAGCTTCGCAGAAATACGCGTTACAACCACGACACACCAATCCAATGTGCTCGATTGGGTAGGCGTCCTCGTATCGAATGTCCTTCGTACGACAGCGATCACAATCCACAAACTGTGGCGGTGGTGGGTTTCTCATCAGTTGAGCCATATAGAGCTCATCTGACACAGACGCCGTTCTGTCCATCACGCCTTTGACCAGACGAGCCATCTCCTCTTCATACTGTTCATGCTGCGCAAGTGACCGTGGTGCTGGGTACTTTGACATGATTTATTTCGGTAAATATTCTTTTATTTTTCAATTTTGAGCACTTTCCGTTTACTTGGACGACAACATATAATAAGTTTTGGTACAATCAAATCCCAGACAAGAATACTATCATCTACCAATTCGTTAAATACCGGTCGATGATCTCTAATAAAATCCAACACCTCTCTTAAATCCCTCGAAATATTCCTTCCTTCAAGCGTTTCAAATAATATAACAACGATTAAATCGACAAGTTTTTTACTGTCTTCATAGGATAGATTTTTCTTTTTCTGTGCCTTTTCGATAATCTTTACAATTAATACAATAAAACCGGTAATGGTGGTAATTTTTTCAATCTCATCAGGAGCAATATCTTTAACGATCTTTAAAACGATTTTGTCCATTTTAAGAATACATCAAAAAGAAATCGTTCTAAAATGGATGATAACATTCCAGGGTCTTTCTCTAGTATACATGGTCTCGCTTTGATCGAATTTATTAGCGTAATTGTTTTGATTGGTATAGGAATATGGTTTGTCGATGTATGGGTTAAATGGGAAGGAAAGAATTACGATCCTTCTATCGACGAGGGGAAACTCGATATCGATTATAATTTCCAGGCCATTACCGTTGTATTCGCTGCTATTGTATCGATCTGTATATTAATCTATATGATATGTGGAAGTGTAACCGCGTCACAAATTAATCTCCACTACGCAGTCCGTTCGGTGACACTTTCAGTTGCGATTATTCCTGGTGTTCTCGGGGTGATACTTTTCTTGAACGGTGGAATGTCATATGATGCCCAGAAAAAAATAAACGAAACATATGATGATATCCTAAAAGAGAATGCAAAAAAAGAGCTTCGTTCAAGAAATATTCCATATGATAATCTTGGTGCGGCTTCTTTTGCTGCCGGCAGTATTCAGATTGTAATGTCAATTGTAATTCTTTGCTATTATTATCTTGTAGTAGCAAAGAAAAAACCTCCTCCTCCTCCGGTTTATATACCTCCTCCTCCGGTTTATGTACCCCCACCGGTTCCGAGTAATTATCTTGAAAATGATCGAGGTTTCTCGCGACGGATGAGCCCTGCGAGCCCTGCGAGCCCTGCGAGCCCTGCGAGCCCTACGACACGTACTTAATTTAAAGATTAAGCGAACGCGCTACGCACTCCGCCCTCGACCTCCACTTTTCATAAAATAAAGAATAAACAATACAATTACCAAGAAACAAATTGACATAAATGTACCTAGATTATGTTCAGTGACCTCACCGGTTTTATTAACAAGTTTAATATAACGTTCCAAGTTCTCAATACTCACTTCTCGATATGAGGATTCTGAAACACTTTTATGGCGAATTTTAATTTTCTCAAAACCCTTTGTTTCAAGATCTCGAAAACTATCTATGTCTACCTCACGCGGATCTCCGGTTAAATATAAAATAGCATAAACATCTCGATTCGCTGGCGTGTCGACACTTGAAATGGATACAAATTTTTGAGTTTCGGTATCATAGATGAATGTAACATCTTCTTTCTCTTCATTAAGTGGACAAAACTCTTCACCTTCAATACAGCCCAATAATAGTTGAGAAACACTACCTGGTTTTGGAATCTCGCCTTGAACAATATATTTCGATATTTCTTCAATTAATCCGCCATATGTAATATCACCTTTTTCAACCATCTCCTTTATCTGAATTAGATAATCAGACAAATCTTCACCTATTTCTCCAAGACTTTTATCCTTATTATCTTCAGAAAGGAGTTTAGCAATAGCCTCTGAAAGTTTTACATCTCTTTCGTCCATACTTTTTAGTTTCAATTATCCTTTATGATTTCTTTGATTTTTTTGATAGATGTCATGAAGAGCCCCAAAATAATCATTAAAGTTAATCCCTGGATTTTGCTCTCGAAAAGTATCAATTTGATATTCATCAAAACAGTCGGTGATAGCTAGATGACTGTCTGATTGATAATAAGTTGAATATGGAGAGAGTTGTTTTCTTCTCTTCTTATATTCCATAAAAGTTAAATTATGCTTTGTATTCTTCTCAATGTTTTCGAGACTACCATGTTCTCGAATTAATTGAAGACTTTTAACCGAACCAATTCCAGGTAGGTTTTCATTAAAATCTGTTCCAAAAAGGATACACATATCTCGAAAACATTTCCATGTCATCTTAAGAGCCTTTGGAATCTTCCATGGTTCAATACCTTTTACATAATATTGATCTCCCTTTTTAAAGATACTACCGAAAACTTTTCTAGCTGCTAGTGGGTAAGCATCGGTATCATTTGAAACGACCATCGAGATTTTTCCCTCATATGAAAGAGATGAGGCTAAATTTTCAGCCTCATCTTCGGCTGTAATGGAAGGGGTTCCAATGTCAATTAAAAACTTCTTAATCTTATCAAACTCTTCCGGTGGGAAATCATGATTTGTACTGCAACTATTTTTCCATCTCTTGATATCAACATCGGTAAGTTCAAGGATACTTTTTTCCTTGAATTGTTCTCTTAAAATTTTATGTTTTTCGAGTCCTTTCTTCCTTTTTTCCCTTCGATCAACTTTAGTTTGAGATTTACTGGCATCTGCCTCACCATCCCAAATCCATACCGGTGTAATGTGATGATCGAGTAGTTTTTGAACAAAATCCATGATCATCTGTTTTATGCCAGTTGTAATTTCATCTACACTTGGTTCGTCAAATATGTTCTTTCTTCTATTCATGATATTTTTAACAACAATTGGCTTGAAGATACACACCCTATTCAATGCATCAACTCCCCATGGTGTTCCAGAGAAATCTGAAAGAGGCTGTACAAACTCACAGTCGATTTCATTCTTTCTAACAAACGGTCCTAGATTTTTTATCCCCATCTTCACTTTTTCTACTCTTCCTTTTTTAAGAATGTCATTTTTACACGTCAAGAATATTATCCTCGTTAAGGACGGTAAACTGTTAAAAAACTTTTAACTTTCAAACTTAAAAGATGCTTTATAGTTATATTATATCAAATGATTCTATTAAGGACTATTTCCCAGAAACATCCGACGCTAACCTAGAAGAATATGAGGAGGGAGGAGATGCCACTATAGTAGCAACCAATCTAATTTGTGTAAAAAGTAATAAATGGATTGATATTCTTGAAAAAGATCGTTACATTCCATTTTCATTTACATCGGAATGTACTATCGATCCTAAGAGATCAGAATTGATGATTCGTTATATTGAAAAAATAACAGATACCAAAGGAATATATCTTTCTGAAGTGAAAAGATTAGGAGAGAATGGATGTGAATATTTCTGTTATATTGGAGATGACAGTTTATATGTAACTGAACATGATAGTTATAATATGAAGGAGGATCTTTCTATTTTTGAAAAAGGAGATATCTTTTTAACCGATAAAGAACATGAGGGGAAATGCTATGATATCTCTCATATTGAACCAGGTATATGGTATTCGTCGGAAGATGTCATCGAAAATTCAAGGAAAACCTATTTTGATAAATCACAATTGGGATGTGATATATTAGCGCTTCATGATAATTATGATGGAAAATATTTTAATAATCTAAATCCTATTCATATAGAACATCTCCTACAAATTGAAGGTGGAATGTTACCGTCCGCCATAATCGAAAAGAAAAAATGGCCTGGGATGATTGATATAATGATTAGAAAAGAAGATCCAATTCATTCACCAATAAAGATCTTAAAAAATCTTCAGAAGGGAAGATTTCATTTTGGAAATTTTACTACTTTTGAAGAAGATCTGAAAAATGTAAAAGACTATAAAGTACATGTTATAGTTACAGATAAACCACTTGAATTGATCTATACACTTAAGATGAATGATATTGATTATCTTCTGATTGAAAATGATGGTATATACGAAATTATCGCCCAATGTGATACCTTTCCTGAGTGTTCATCATCTTTTCCATCCTACGAGGATTATATTAAGGATAGTTGTAAAAATAGCAAAGAAATTCTTAAACTACCACCTATTGATCAGATGAATTTTTTTATTGATGATGGTTATGGAATTAAACTTGAACGAGAAAATATGATTTATGTTAATCCACACACAAAAACTCTTCTTCCTCAAAATATTATTCATTCTGTCGGAACGCTATGTAGTGGAATTGGAATTCCTATTCAGGACTATGATCCTCATCGAGAAGTACATATCGACGTTCCGGTTAAGGTGGAAATTGAAAGAATTAACAAGGAACATGTCTCAATTTATGTTAAGACACATCAGGAACGGTATTGTTTGGAAGAGAATTTCCCTTATCACGGTGAAGAAGATGAACTTGAAATGTTGATTAGAAAGTTGTGGGTAAAAGGTTATCTCCTTGATGATTTGGGATTGGTTAGTATTCTATATTATAATAGAATGCATAAAGGCTCGATTATCAAACCATGGTGGTTTCAACACAGAGATCATCATCATGCAAATAGCCTTCTCGAATTTATTTCATCTCTCTAAAAATGCCTCCCTACGTTTCAGCCGATTATTATTTAAATTATTCTATATGGAAACAGTTTCTGTTTACGATAGATATATTGTTTTCTGGTCTGCTCTATTTTATGGTAGGTGTGGGTTTTTCGGCTTGGTATAATGATAATATACTTACTGATTTAGATCGGACTAAGGGAATATTTTTAAATTTTGTGGAGACTATGGCTTTAATGTTAATAACAATTGCGGCTATTTATTTGATTATTCATTTCATGCCAAAAATACCTTCACTAGTTCCAAATCCACCACCGGAACATCTTAATTTCCGTTTAAGAGGAACGGATATTATTCTTGCTTTTGGAGTGGTAAGTTGTCAATTGCTTTATCTTGATAAAATAAGATACCTCTACAATGAACTAAAAGACAGTAGTCAAGTTGAACTTAGTAATATAATAAACAATTATAAAATTTGTCACGATGGTTCTGTTGTTCCGGCGGGGTCATTTGCTTGTACGGCGGTTTAAAGCCCCCATGGGGTTGGTCTTTCAAAGCCCCCATGGGGTTGGTCTTTCAAAGCCCGAGTATCTTCTCCACCACATTAACATTTCCCATATCAATATTAATTTTTTTCAAATATCTTGATAAAATATATTTGCTTGCAACTTTATCATAATTATCTCCTCTTCTACTTCCATCTATCGGATCATAAAAATGATAATCTTTTCTTACAACCTGAATATGATGATTTAACATTCGATGAAGATTTTTCTTGTCCCATTCTCGGTAAGAAATACCTTTTACAATTAATTTAGTTATTGATCCGTGGACAGGTCTCAATATAATACCGTCATAAAAATAAATATTCTCTTCGGGAAGAAAATCTCCCATAATCAAATACGGATTTAATTTTTTATAATCAATAGAATCTTCAATGATTGAGTCACAAATAATAATTGGAGTTGTATCAATAAGAGATTCTTTGTCAAGAGAAAAAATATAATCTGGAAATAGTTCTCTTAATGCATCGATATAATCTGGATTTTTAACATCTAGATAAACAACATTAGCCTCGCTTGGATCGGTAAAAAAAATAATTGTTGTTAGTATCGCAAAAAGTTTTGAAAGATATTCATTATTTTCGACGATTTCTATGGAAAGAGAATCAAGTAGAGGATCACCATTCCCCAATGTAATATATCTGTCTTTATCAAAATATTGAAGTGTTGATTTATGTTGAGGGAAAAAACCTTTACCAAGTGTCATGTTACTTTTAGATGTTATTAACTTAAAACAGTTCTTCCAAAATCTCTTTTTCAATTGGATCTTTGGTCTTCTCTTTCAACATTTCAATAATCTTTGCAATACTGTTTACCTTTTTCTCTCCGGGTTCGGTAAGCCGTGGTAAATCAGGGGGAATATCCCGAATAGTATACTCTATACCGTGAAGCTTATTTTTGTATTCTTTCTTTTTCAAAATATCTCGAATATCTTTTGCATTTCCCTCGATTATTAGTTTGGTTATTATATCCTCATCAAAATTATATTCGAGTAAGTTTTCAATCGCCACATTTTTTAATATCTTGCTCTTCATACCAAGATCAATTCTTTCAAGTGTATGTTTCTCTTCAAGAATGTAAATTCCTTTTTTACTTGTATCGGCATATGACATTTGATATGGAGTTCCAACATAAGTTACGCCGTTTTCCATCTCCTGATATTGATGAATATGCCCTGAGTAAACTGGCGGATAATCTTTGTTCCACTCATCTCCGGCAACGGAAATAATTCCACCCATTTGAGCGCCTCTGAATTCTTGATGTGCAAAAATAGCCTTATATTTTCCACTTCTTAACTCCTTATCTCCAACATTAACTGTGGCAAGTGCTTCCATAAAACGACCCGGTTCGACATATGGAACTAGAATAAAATCCTTATATATTTGAACCACATCTACAATATGTGCAGAATAACCATATTTGAATGGATACAGGGTATGTTCTTCGGTAAGAAAAATACTATTGTTTGGCCGATCATGATTTCCAACTAAAAACCACATATCGTATTCTTCTCCAAAATTTATTATAAATTTGGATACCTGTATGATGGGTTTTATATGAACCTTTTCATGAGTGTCGAAAATATCCCCGAGAACAACGATCATATCTACCGTATTTTCTTGTAAATATTCCCATGTTTTTTGAACAAATATATCGGTATCACTGGTTTTTGATGCCTTAAAATGAGGGTCTCCTATGAGTAGTATCTTCATGTTTTTGAGGAAGTTATCCTTTATGTAATTCAATTTCACACCTCCCTTAGGGAGAGGAAGGTGTGAAATTGAATATTAAATTAAATTTTTTGGGAAGAAAAGATGGAGGCACCTAGAAAAACTACATACGCATATGCTGTAGTCAGACGAAACGTTGAGCCCCAGTTCAATCTGGAAAAGATGATCTCTGATGCGATTGCACCCTTCACAGATCCAAAGAACGTGCTTCTTTCTATTACGAAGAGACATATCATGACGCTACTGGTCATGACCAGATTCTACCGAGATACAAGTGGCTGGACGCTTCCTCCAGAGATGACCTCGCTCGTGATCTATTTCTTGATTTATAGCGTGCCGCAGCGCGGGGTTGATCCGATCAACGGCATTCGTCAAATAATGAAGAATTGCACAGCTGAGATGCGTCAATATAGAAATAGTAATTTCAGTCTGTTTGGAAGCAGTATCCTGAATCATCTTTCGAGACGCCAAGACGATCACGGAAAATGGGTTGGCGGAAATCACTATCCAGGGGATTGGGATATTTTTTTACCCCATAGTAGTATGGATATCCCTATCATTGATACTTTTTTTGAAGGTCTTCCGACGACTAGTCAGGTTATTGTAGACAATGTAAATAGTCGAATATTCGAAAAAACATATGGTCCGTGGAAGTTTAACCTGGTCAACTATATACACCCCCGTGAAATGGCCTTAGATGTTTTAGAGTGTGAGGTTTGCTATTTTTCCTATGCGGATATTTTCACGAGCATTTACCAATATTATGATGAGTTTCCAAGGGATTGGAGAATGAATGAACTTCACTATAATTTTATATGTCCAGAGAAGTTGTTGTCTATGGGTTCTCGTCATCTGAATTTTAAGGCATTAACAGCTATTCTCATGGATCGTAGAAACATGCTTCTAGATGATCAGATGATTGATCGTTATCTCGTAATCCAGGAGAGACGACGCGCCAAATACGAACGTTTCTGTGAGATCAATCAACTGAAGATGATCATCGAGGTTTTAGACAATGAAAGAGATATCTTTAGGATAGTCAGTTATGCAAGCGGTTATAACAGGCCTGGCGTTTTAAAGTGGGGTCAACCATAAAAAAGTACAATATTCCCACATGCGATTCTTTTTCCGGCATTCCCGGTTTTCTTACTTTCAATGGTCTTGTCTTCGTCTTCATAGATTCCAACACCCATATCATCTTCATCTTCATGAATAACTAAACCTTTTCCAATGATACATCCTTCTCCCTCAAAAAGGGAGATTTTTTTATTTGTAAAACCAATATCCACCATACCATCAATATTTGGTATGATATTAAAACATAAATCCCCAGTATGTTCTCCGTGAGGAGTTCCTTTTATATTTTCAGGACTCCATTTCTCACCGATATTAAAATGACCACCCATAGCGCTACAACAATCTTCATCCCACATATCAGATGAATATCCTTTTTCGTGAATGTGAAAACCATGCGCTCCTTTTTCCAAGCCATCTAAATACACTCTAACCTTTACTGGATGATCCTTCATACTTTGATAAAATAGTACATATCCATCTAGGGTATCTTCTTTTGAATATGATTCGTGGTTATCTTTGCCTCTTTCCCATAAGACAATGGCCTTCATTTTATAAAGAGGATAAACTTATTATGAGGCGTCACTTTTTGAATCGAAACTATTTTTAGATTGTCCACTAGAACTGTCCGCGCCATTTTCAGAAGAAATGGTACATTGCCAGATAATAACCCCAAGGAGAGCAAGGACTACAATTACAACAATAATAATGATAATACTTTTAGTTGACATATGAGATGATGATTTATGATCATCATTGTGATCATGATATACTTGTTTTTCATGAGATTCTCTTTGATTGCTTCCTTGATTGCTTCCTTGATTTCTTCCCTGATTTCTTCCCCGATTTTCTTTGTCATATTCATACACAGCTTCCATTTCACCCTTATTAAGAGAACGCGGATCAAGATCACCTGCTTTTGCTACATTATTATTAACATACTGCATACCTGCGTTTTGAGCATACTCAAGAGTAGACATTTTATATATCATTAATAAAATGCATGCATTAATCTTGGCGTATAGTTATATTCTCGGTTTATTATCATATGTCGTATTTAAGAGGGAAGTGTGGATATTGATACTCTTTTATATTATTTTTGAATTGAATGTAATTAGTTCATATCAATATCTTGAATGGAGATGGCATATGCCAAAAAGAATTAGTTTTGCATTAGTTTATTTTCTAGGTTATTTTTCCTTTTATATCCTATACGGTAATAGGTTGATGCGTGACGATTTTGTACAGGATAATATTTTTATTTAAAATGTACCTCGCTAAATTATTTCTTGGAATAGTATTAATCTTTATATTAATTATGTGGTATTGTTTTGCAAGGTTTTTCTATGTTAACTATCCAGATAGATTTGAAAGACGAAAGGTAACCGAGAATGATTTTGAAAGCGGTGATGTATTGTTAACTAGTTTTGAAAATTATGGAAAGATGATTTCAAATTCTTTACTCAGAATAGAATTTATGCATCCATCAATAGTTGTTGAGAAGGATGATAGAAAATATGTAATTGAACTGATGAATTACAACTCAAAAAAAGGTTTTCATATGATGCGATTAGGAGAATGGATTATAAGAAACAAGGATAACCTATTTTTATTAAATAAATTATCGACCCCAGATAAGAGAAAAGAAATCTCCGATAAAATCATTGCATACTCATATCAATATTCAGAAGGAGAAAACAAAATTAATAGTGTTGGTGGTTTTGGAAAAAAAGAATGTTTTCGTTACGGATATCCATCTAAGGATGGATATGTCGAGCCAGATATTAAGGATAATAAAACATTATGTAACGAGTTTATTGTTTTTTTACTCACCAAAAGTGAAATTATTTTACCTACAAAGAGTATAGAACATTATGAACCAGATCAATTTATTGGAATGACAGGGTTTGATATCGCCAACCCATATATGTATAAAGAATACTTTTTATGTGATATTTCTAATTTCTTTTCATAACCGAGATTCAAAAGAGATGAGTGATATTGGTAATCTAGTTTTCTTGGCACTCGCTTTTGCATTAGGAATGGTATTTTATACTAGTTTCTTGATAGTTATGTATTATATTTTTTACAGAGAATCTCATAACGAGACAGTTGATATTATACCTGACAAACAGTCAGTGGACGAGGCAACTGCTGATATGGAGGAGATTAATATAGAAAATATTTAATGAAAGAGATATATATTTATTACATATATATTTTACATTGATTCAACAAGATGTTGACCCAATGCCTTTGAAATCCAAGTTTTTGAAGTTTTAAGGTCACCTGCATGATAGTATATCATGCCAATTATATAAGCAGCCTCCTTGTTGCCATTGCATGCTTTAACCATAAGTTCATCGGAGATATCGGTAAACGTTTTCGGCTTCTTCATCTTTTCGATTTTCTGTTCAACCTCATTGTATATTTCAAGATCTCTACCGTCCAGGGCGGCTATCCTAACTGACTGTTCATACAAGTTCTTTGCCTTGGTGAGTTGTTCAATGGTTTCGGGGACGGTATATGCCTCTTTCCAAGCCAATCTCAGAATAGCTGGGCGATACTTGTATTTGACACTCTCTTTCAAATAGTCATGAGACTTCGCAATATCGATGTTACAACCATCGCCGCTCATAAGACATTCCGACAAGAAAAATAGAAGCTCCCCTCTATGCGGATCGGCACTATTATTGGTCGTAGAATACAAGCTATGCTGCGGCGAGAGATATTTGTTGCCCATCTTATACAATTCCTTAGAGAGCTTTTTGGTCACTTCGGTCCCTTCATGAAGACGAACAATATTAAGAACTACCGGAGTCATATATGCGTCTTGACTTTCATCAAGATCGATAATATTCAAAAGGAGCGGATAATCCTCAATGGTTCTGTTTTCCGATATCGCCCAATCCCTAAGAGCTTCCCAGTTTGAGCCGTGGGGAGAAAAGAAATGCATCACCTTTTCGATCAGACTTCGATCAATCTTCCCTTGAATGGCCAATCTGTGGATTATCTTCCAAGACAACCCGGCACTCACCAGAAAGTTGTTTCTGGTGATCGTGTCTGGATGTTCTTTCTTTAGTTTGTAGTAGGATTCCCAAACGAGATCAACATACGTTACGTTGGACTCGATCAGTTCCCCGTACAATTTGAATTTCTCTGAGGGCGTGCCATTGTCAAGCATCACACGTATCGCTGGTTCATATCCCTTGTCGGCTGACTCGATCAGGCAAGACTTCCACTCCAGATCGTGAATCTTCATCAAATGAATACTGAGAAGAAACCGGGCCTCGAGGTAGTCTTCGCTACTTTCAGGAACACGTCTAAGATAATGTCTGTAGTTTTCATCTTCATCTACAAAGAGACGGGCCAATTCCATGGCGCTCCTCTGACATGTAGAGGAAAATGTTCCTTTTGCCTTCACAGTATCACCTTTCCGGAGGTAACACATTCCCTCATAGTACCTGGAATCCTTGTAAGTCCCAAGAAGGGAGATATGCATGAGACATTCCTCCGTATCAAGAGAGTAATAGGATATTATAACCAGGTTGTATCTAGCATCCTTATGGTCTGGATCGCATTCGAGACACTTTTCAAATAGTTCTTTGGCTCCTGAAGTACCCCATACCTTAACACCCTGTTCAAAATAGTCATGACCAGGACTTATATATCCAATTGATGGAAGTGGAAGTGAATGAGATGCCATTGTAGAATTTTTTTGTGTTAAAATTCTTTTATTACTCAATTTTGTTTTATGCGTATAAAAGAAAACCATTAAAAAACATGTCTCTCATTGATTTTATCAAGGATCTCGAGCAAAAAGATTCACGTATTTATCATCATTTCAATGAACCCGAAATTCTTCTCGGAGCCTTAAAGGAACTTAGAGATGATCTGATTGGTCAATTGCCTTTTAAGACCGAAATTCTAAGGATTATCAAGGCATTTGTAGCTTCTAAACAACGTGGAATTTATAATGATAAGGATATGAAACATTGTCTACTTTATGGTGGTCCGGGTATTGGAAAAACAATGGCATGTCGAATATTATGTAAGGTATTTGTTGGATTGGGTGGTTTTGGGGCAAAAAGTGGTCAGTCGAAGTTTGCTAGCTTTAATAAGCTTCAGGATGAAATTCTTCGTCGTCAAAAAACTAAAATTAAGGCATACGAATCAAATAATAAACGAGTTATGCAGCGAATCAACGCGACCGACAAAGCTGTTGTTCATGCCAAAAACTGCCTTAAGTTGCTTGTAGCGGCACCTCATCCATCGGCGAGTCAATTGATTAATGAGATCACTAGAATTATCGAGATTATTGATACAACAAATATTGAGTTAGCCGATCTAACCAGAGATAAAGTTACCTCTATAGGAGGAATGGAAGTAGAGGCTGATAAAACTATGGCAAAAACAAAGGGAGATCCGGATCTTCCTTTTACCGAGGTAAATACCAATGATGTAGTTAGTCGTTATGTGGGTGACACGTCCCATCTTTGTACCAAAACTATGGAACAATGCCGGGGAGGAGTAGCCTATTTTGATGAGGCATATAACATATGTCAAGATTCGCGCGGATTTACAGATTCATATGGTCGAACGGCATTGACAATCATCAATCGATATATGTCAGAATATCCAGATGAATTGATTGTCGTTTTTAGTGGATATAAGGCCGATATTGAAAGAAATCTTTTCCGTGTCCAAGAGGGTTTGGCAAGTCGTTTTACTTATAAATTTCAAATGGAGAAGTATACTGGAGACGAAATGGCCAAGATTTTTATTATTGCACTAGAAAAGAATAAATGGAAGATTGAAAATACTCCGCAACTTCGTAAACTTATTACCGACAACATATCGCTTTTTAAATATCAGGGGCGTGATATGTACAATCTTGCAATCTATACCAAGAATATTGTAGCCGATAATATATATTCGGATCTAATTGCCGGGAAAAAGGTGAGCGATACAATTACCGACATGGAAATCATTAAGCAGGCCATTGAGACTTTCAAAGAAATTCGTGGCACCCATGACGAGGACCGAGATGTTAGAACCGAACTAGAAAGATTACTAGATAGTACACTTCACGGATAATATTTTCTATGTATATGTAAAATGGATATAGTGGTAGATAAACTTATCGAAACTATTAATAAAAAAAATATTAAGGTGGTTACAATCAGTGAACCAAATCATCGTTCATATACATCTCATACTTTTAATTTTGAATTGATGAAATGTGTGCTTCGTAGGACCGATATTAATACTTTTTCAAGTGAAAAATTAGGCGTATTTGATGCAATGATGATTGAGTGGCATCTACGTCAAAAAAAACCACTCCCGGAAAATATTCATAAAATACATGAATGGTCTGGTTTAGGAACTAAGAGATGGTTGGATTATTTTAAAAAATGTAGAAGTGATCGATATCGTTTAGTGGGAGGAGAATTTAATCCATTTCATCCACATCATTATGAAATGAAGGCTATAAATGAATTATTTTCCCCAAAATTTGTAAAAACATTTTTTGAATCCAGTGGAGAGATCGTAACTACTACGGAAAACGACAAACTAGCATTAGCTAGTTTTCAATGTATGGAAGATTTTTACGGTAATCGAGAAAAGTTCTGGCAGATGAATATTAAGAGAATTTTAGAAGAACATGACAATTTATTTATTGTTGGATTTCATCTTGACAAAGGTGAACCGATCGGAAAGATGATTAAAAAAATGTATCCTTCGCAATCACTATTTATTGGAAGTTGTTCGATCAATATTCGTACACAACTATTGATTGTGGGTGATGAAAATAATTCTCCAGATAAATTTAATCATGCCCTCGAAACAAGAAATTATAAAGAATATGTAGATGATATTGAAGATTGGGCTCCGCCAACGTCATTCGAAAGGAAATTAGCAAAGAAGGCTTCTGATCAATGCTTTTATCTTTACAAGGTACCCGCTTCTGTTAAAGGCGAGAAAATTCGAGGTATCGGTTGTTTTATAGCTATGACTGAGAGTGAATATCGGGATAAGAAAAAGATGAAACAGGATATTTTTACCCCGATAAAACGTTTTGACTATATCGTTTATATGAGAGATAGTCGGTATGAAGAGGTTATGTTTCTATAGGTTGCACTATCATAACAATGACCAATACATCTTTATATTGATATAAAGATTTTAATTTTACATAATTAACTATTTTCTCTCCCTTAAGATCATATTGGGTTTATTAAAAGGAACATGTTTTAGTATATTTCCCCTCCGGAGGAGCGAGCGAAGCGGGAGGGGTATTCGCCGATGGAAGATTCAATATCAACGGCGATCTTTTTCCACCAGACGGTCTTCTTACATGGAAACCGCTATTCGCATCCGCTTTAGATGACTGGATCATTTGGGATACCCTTTGCTTATTCTTTTCCCTCCACCCCGGTCTTTCGATGTCTGCTTTAGCATCTAAAATGTTTTTCTCTTTCGAGGCAAAAAGATCTGTAAGTTCGCTAGATATTATTCCATTATACTCGTCGCATTTCTCGCAAACATCTAGACAAAATTGTGATTTCATTAATTTTTCCATGATCTCTTCAAGACTATTTCCATCAATTAACCCACCTACTTCACATTGTTCACATACTTTACAATTCAATTCATCTAAATTTTCTGGCTCAGCTGGAAATGATGAATTATCATCGGTTTTTTTCACAACGCCAGCATATCGTCTAAGATGTCCTATTTGACGGTCTTCTTCTGGAAATGTATCACTTCCCGGGTAAAAATATTCATCGTATTCCGACATCGTTTTTAATATGCAATAATAATAAATGCCAGAAAAATACAGGGTAGGAAAAAAAATTCCAAAATACCGACATCATATATCACGTTACCTTTCGATACAAGAGTTCCATTTGCTCGATAAATATATGCTTTCCGGATAACCCCACCTATATGATATTCATTTTTTAGACTAAGTATTTTACTGTAGTTTGTATCGCTAAATGTTAAATTTTGAGGGAATATATCGTTATAAAGAGTAATATTTAACGTCCAAACTGTTCTAAGATATATTACCGATCTAGGATAATGGTTTTTCTCTCCACTATAGTAATCATTAACCTGATATCCCAGATCATCATACTCACCGAAACAACTTCCTATATTTCTCTTCTCATGGCAACTTCCTATCTTTTTATTAAGAATCATCTCTTCACATAGAGGCCATTTTTCAGCATTTTGACATTCATCTTGACTTTCTCGTATATAAATTTCTTCATTAGAGATATATTGTTCAGTAATTATAAAGTTTTTTCTATCGTATATTCTCTCGAAATTAATTAGATGCTCAAAAACTACACTAATATATATTCCAAGGGGTATCAAAAGGGCATACATGATTTTATAAAATAATATATCTATAGAGAAAAGTTTTCAATTTCAGGGAGTGTATTCTATTTAATATTTAAATAGAAAAAAATTTACTCTTCGTTATGATTCTTTTTGACGACGTTCCGGTCTAGGAGGAGGCGTGTATTTCAACTGCTTTTGTTTGAACGATGAGATTGATTTCAAAAGTTCCCACATAAAACGATCAACACAAAGATTGTTTCCAACAACGGCTACCTCAACCATCATAATGCCATCTTCCGACTCTCGATTGTTAAAAAATACATGCTCTATCAAGGTGCTATCCTTTATCTTTTTAAGATGGGAACTTTCGGCTCCTCGAAAATAAGCCACTTCTTCCGACTTGATATAGACTGAACGTCTAACGTTTTTTCTATATCTGGTTATGATATCTTCCATCAATGGATTGAATTTCTCCAAATCAATTTCCCCTTCACCAGAAGAAAAAGAAATTCCATTCAATCCAACACGAGCAATTTTAACGTTGATCTCATCAAACTTTTCACGGTTATCTCCTCCCATGATATAACTGATCTCGTACGGATCGGGGGAAGTATGGTGAAATTCCTTAGCGTTGAATTCTGACATGATACTTTTTTATCCTAAATATTCGAATTAAAAAATCATTTTCGGTATTTTCGGTATTTCCCATGGGAAATACCGAAAACGGGTTTCCTTAAATCATTTTCGGTATTTCCCATAAGGATTTCAAATTCTTTTCTTTTTTGTAAGCATATTAGGAGGGAGTGGAATAACTACTTTTCCGGTAATTTTTTGATTAAAATAAATCCATTCATCATGCTTTATATCACTTTCACTTAAACATCTTCTCAATCTATGTTTTGCTTCAGTTCGAAGTCTACTTAAACGCAATTTTCCATTTATAGGATTACCTTCAGCAGATAACCAATAATGTTTCCATTTTTTCTCTTCTTCCATACAAACTTTCTTCTTGTCCATCTCATATTCATATCTACCCAGATTGTTATTATATCTAATCTCTTTTTTCCTTTTTTCCATCATATTTCGACATGACCGCAACTCCTTTTCACTACATATTCCTCCAAAACCATAAAATTTAATAAGATCCTGATGATTATCGCTATCAATTAATCTTTGAATTCTTTTCTTTCCGCTGCGAGAATTATATGTTGCTCTAAGGATACATATCATTGTTTTCTTCATTTCTTCGGTCAATTTACAGTTGATTACATTGTATGATGTATTAGAAATGGCTAGTTCTTCTAGAACATTCTCATCGGTATACCCCAAATTTCCATCCTTATCAAAATATATAGATCCTCGTTTACTCATGGTTGTTTTGAAAGAAATGGTGTTTATATATTTTTCATTTTCTTTTATGTAAAAAGAAAAAATATTTAACCTCCGGTAGATGTACTTCCTCCAAGAAAACTAGAAAGTAAACCATATGCCGCCTTTTCACTGTCGGTAGCATCTGTAGACATCTTATCTAAGAATTGCGAGAAAAACTTCAACGCGACATCGCCATCCGACCTAGCCTTCTCATCTATCAAATCTGGATTAGAAATTGTAACATTGCATACATACGGAACGTCATTCGAGCTATCATAATTCAAATCATACACGACTCGGAACCCCTTTTCGATAAGCTTCAAACGAAGCTCTTCCTGAAGAGGAATCATGAACTTAAGATTGACAGATGGAAAGCATTTGTTAATCTTTTTAGTGGCCTCGACGCACTGTTTTACCTGTGATTCCTCTGCGGTAAGTGGTTTGAGTGTAATGGGTACTTGAGTTTTGGCGCTAGGAATTTCTTCCATCTTTTTATTTTATATCTTTTTTTAAACATTATATTTTCATTCCTTCTCTTATCATTAAACGTTTTAGAAGAGGGTGATGCCATTCTTTTTTACTTCTAGGAGAAGGTATTTTCTTTTCATTTACCTTTCTGGTAAAAGCTGTAATTCCCAGATCCTGAAATTTATTTCGTAAATGTCTAATTTGTTGTATTATCTTCATCTCCTCTTCATTTCGAGTATGAATCTCAATAGATTTTTTATCTGGGTTCATCTTCCATCCGATAGGTGGTTTACTTCTAAATTGATTGGTATCCTTTAAATGCTTGATAACACTTTTTACCTTTTCGGAGACCTGTTCTCTCTCAAACTGAGCTTGACTTGCCAATAAAGTTAACACTAATTTACCTGCTGGCGAGGTAATATCCATTTTTAACTCCTGAACAACCAGATGACAATCCTTCTTTTCAATTTCATCTGCTATGGAGAGTAAATCGATCGTATTACGAGCCATACGAGAAACATAACAAACAAATACCCAATCACCTTTTTCTAGCTCCTCTCTCATTTTAGCTAATGCCGCACGTTTCTCAGTACTTCCGCCACTGATACCACGATCAATATAGATCTTTTTCAAGAACATGTTTCTTCGAAGTGCCTCTTCAAACAATTGACGTTCCTGAGCCTCAAGCGAAAACCCATCTCTGGCTTGTTCATTAGTTGAGACTCGAATATAAGCTACTCCGTAGTTAACATTAATTGGATACGGTTTCAATGCTTCCTTGGTAAGCGAACAAATGTCACTATTTTTTCCGGCTTTATAAAGAATAGTTACTATATCACAACCATGTTTTTGTTCTTCCCCAGCTATGGGTTTAAGAACAAGCGGAAGAATAGTTAGTTTTTCATCATTTTTAATAGCATTCCAGATCCAATTTTTCATTTCTTCTAAATCTAAAATTTTTTCATCTTTAATGATAATCATATTCCAACCTTCAACTTCTAAAGGAAATTCATCTGACGTGGCGACGAATATTATAAAACGTTTCTTTCCAACCTCAACTACATAATCATATTCCTTTCCGTCTACAATTTCGTTGTATCTATATGGGATCGAGAGAGATTTAAGTACGTCACTTAGTTTATTTTCTTTCTCTTCACAGTTTGGACACCATTTTCCTAAAAGAATATCATTTGAATAAATTGAAAATGTATGTAAATTTTTACACATAATTGTATGCTCGCAAAAGATATCTTCACCTTCTGTTACGATTTTGCCTTTCTTTTCTGCGATAACCGTTTTCCACATCTTTTATATATTTATTTCTTCAACTTTAGCTTAATATATTTTACTAGATTCTCTTTGTTCATGGCACTGGCTCCTTTAATTCCAAGAGTTTTTGCGATATTCTTTAATTCCTTTATCGAATAGGCGGTTTTTGTTTTGTCTCGTCTGTCGGTAAGTTTTCTCATATCAATGTTTATCTCGACAGTCCTTTCTTTTTCTCGCACAATAGTATCTTCTACTTCAAATGTTTTATAATCGGTTGAATCATGCGGCAACTCGATAATAGTTGAACCAGTTGGATATGAATATGGAAAGAAATCAAGGGTGTTCATTTTTAGTTACAACAATATTTCGACAACGCAATTGTTCAATTTTAAATAAAAGATGGTCGAGACGTTTCCTTTCAATTTGAGCTTCAAGACTTAATTCTTCTAATTCATAACAGTTACTCGTAGTAATTTCTTCGACTGTAAATGGTAAAGTTTCGGTTTTAATGATAATCTCCTCCCCGGAGGGCCCTGCTCCACTCGCTCCGAGGGGTAACTCGATCTCTTTTTTCGGTATCCCTCTGATCAATTTGAGTAAATTTCTTCCTCGAATATGTGTAATTTTTTCTTCTCCTTCTTTACACCCACAATCACCCATTTTAATTTTTGAAGATAATACTTTTTTATGAAATCGACTTTCCAAAAAAGACATACCTCCATAAAAATGAATGATCAATTTCCAGATATTCCAACTATCTCAGATATTCTGAGTGAAGTTGTATTTGCTGACGGTTCTAATCTTGATCGAAAGCAGGTTGATCGACTACTTAGATTAAAAAGAGAAGATAAGACTCCTATGTTTGATATTGATGAAAAGGAATTGATTTTGAATACTATTACGATAATTGATAAATTGGGTTTTGAGAATACAATGGAATATCTTAGAGATGAAAGTAATCGAGAGGATATTACGGAATTAATTATTAATTCTCCAATTTTTATAGACATAAGAAGGAATAATTTCCTAGAGATAACTAAAGGATTAGTTATTAAGAAGATAACACAATCAATCTATACATGTGTCGTTTGTGGCAGTAAAGATATTGAAGTTACTATAGCACAAACAAGAGGAAGTGATGAAGGTTCTACTACATTCTTTAAATGTAATGCATGTGGCGGTAGAAAGGTGAGATGATACTAATCATTTTATTATTTAATAAAATGATTAGTGCTACTCTTTTAATTTTAACAATTGGAGTTGTTATAATTGACTGTATAGCTCAAACTATAGTCAGATTATATTGGGAGAATAAAGATAGATTTTACCTAATGTTAGTAACGTGGGCTATTTATTTTGGAGCCATCTCAATTTTAGTGCTCATGTATGACTATAGTAAAATTGCTATAGCCAATGCATTGTGGGATAGTGGATCTATCGTTTGTTTATCGTTGATAGGTTATTTTTATTTCGGGGAGCCACTTAATGTCGGAGAAATAATTGGAATGTCAATAGTAATTATAGGTTCACTTGTAATTGGTTTTACTGCCGGAGAGAGAGCTGAAGATTGAAATTGAATCTCTTAAAAAAAATTAAGAGATATAAATGGAGTCCGTTCCGTGGGAAATATGGATGTACATTCTTGATCGCCCCGAACTAAAAGGATGTAGTGGAATTTTGAGAATGGTTTGTAAAGATTGGGAAAAGTATATAAAGAAACAGAAAACCAACCCAATAGAGGCAGTTAGAACGATCTCTCTTCTACGTTTTTCACTTTCTATTTTGTCATTACCCAAATACAGGGTATGTGAA